TGGCCACTCGTAACTGAGTGGCGGCCCCTCTTCGCTTTCAAGGTATTAGACACTTGAACTGAAGAAATGCCCAGCTGCTCTATCCATGCTATTACTAATAGCTTGATTGGCCTTCTGGGCCATGAGGGTGGCTCCTGAGGATATGCCACCAACAACACCTTGCATGGTGGTATCATAAATAGATCCAAAGAGGCTCTTAGCCACTGAGAAACTATCCATGGAATTCATATTCCCTATTCCTGTGTTTATTATGCCGGCCGCGCCGGTTCCAACAGTGTATTCTATGTGAGTGACGAATTCGAAAAACAATCCAGCGCCTGATCCAGCTGCATTCACTCCTACCACGAAGAACGGAACCAATTGGCCTCCTGGGGTAACAGTTCCTAAGCCATTAACTCCATTGATCAGACCCCGAAATGTGAAATCTAATGGATCTTGAGGCCTATAGACGGCAGTGGCTCCCATTTTTAGTGGATAGGTTTCTGTTGACAAGTAATTTCCAAACTCATTCCAACCTTGAGTGGCAGTGACGCTTGCTGGAGCAATAGGAAAACCTGAAGCTGAAATTACCGCACTAGATATCGCTACGTCCCTCGGGACACACCCAATCGTGACCAAGCCAGAATCTGCAGTTGAGTTATTCGTTGTGAATACTCGCACTCCAGCTGCTACTATTCTGCCTTCTGCAGATAGCGCAGCAAGAGATGGCCCTCCTGGAAAGAGCGTGGGTGTTAAGGCTCCATAAGTGTAGGGCGCTGATGCTGTGACTGACGCGAAACCGCTAGTGGAACCTTGTTGGGTCGCTATTGGGTAGAGAACATAGCTCATGAAACCTCCACTAGTGATATTTGATGAAAATCTTGTAACCAAAGTGGCCAATCCTGACGGCACCATCGTTTCTCCGCCCAATCTGACTGGGACCATATCGAATGGATTATCAAGGACTCTCTTGTATGCTGCCATATCGAATTTGGCTGCTAGCACATGCCCGCCTGTAGTCCTATACTGATTGATTTTCCTTGGAATCCTAGTTACCACCGCTCCCCTTCTCTTGTTTTGCTGTTTCTTAGGGTTCTTGTAAACTACCATCCTCGTGTCTGGATGCCTTTGGGAAAAACTTTTTAAACCAGCTACCACAATTCTCTTATCTTGTGCTTTATGTGTGGGACCGGGATTGGGCTCCACTCCATCTTTTGTTAGGTCACGAACCCACTCCGAATCAGACAAGATTTCAATCCAACCATCATTAACTCCATTCGATGGTGGTGGATAGACATACTCTTTCTTTCCAGTGTCTACACTTATCAACATCTTGAGAATTGGTGAAACTATGACTAATCCACTCTTCGTGACTTTGGAAAGAGACTTGCCCAATAATTCATGGACTCTTGAATCATATTGATAATTGTCTATCAATTGTGACCAAGTTGTTTCCGTGGCAATTCCGGTATGCCCACCTGAAAGTTTGTAGGGTTCATCATTGGGTTTTATGGCGTTAACGCCTGACGTGATTCTCAAAATTGTATCTAAATACAACCTAAGTGGTGGACAACCTGAGCTAGAGTCATACATGCTCATGGCACTTCCCCTGGCGATGGATCTCGCTTGTTCTGGTGTACTCGCCCTGACGGAATAACCTAATTTGGCAATCGCTTGTCCAACTTTTGGAATGAAATTCCACCCGGTACTAGTGTGGGTGAGACGACACGATAAGAATTCCAATTTGTGTAAATCTGAGACGTGTTCAAGCGTGGCTGGGTGTCCCAACTTTCCAAATTCGTAAGCAAAATCAATTCTCGTTCCATCATAAAAGAATAGTCCATCGTCGCCTCCCACCAATATCTTCATGTCTAAATCACTTGGATGACAATTCCTTACCTTACAATAAACATAGGCTGCTAAAGTTCCTGTTAAAGTTGAATTAAATAAGGTTGTCCAAGGATCTCCCGTGTTACGCACATATGGGCTGGAAAATTTAACTCCAGTTTTTGAATGCCCATGAAGTTCTAAAGAAGACCTCATAAGTTGGACATGTGCCGTGGGAGCATGGTATTTTTGACATATCTTTACTTCCATGGCACATGTTTGATGATTTTGATTCACATCAAAAGCGTCAAAATCTGAATTGACTTTATTATCCCACTCCCTAGCTGTTGCTGTATCAGCTAATGACTTTGAGGAGATTCCTGGTGAGTAGACTATCTTCTTTTTGGCACGCCACGCTCTCTTCACTATTCCCGTCAAATCTCGTATAAATGGTGCTGTTAACACTACGAACTCAGGAGTGGGTGCTAACACTTGCCTTGGGGCCTTGTCCTCATCTTTTAAAACTGTTTCACGTTTCACGAAGACCTCTCGCCTTGTCCACTCATATAGTTGTTGTTCAGTGAGAACTGAATGTGCTGTAATTCCTTGGTCAGCTAACGATCTCGCTGCTGCTAAGTACTTGGCTTTGGCATGACTGGACGAGTTACAACCGTCGACCCATTTTGCGACATACGCATACCAAATATCCGGGTCACTTGGGACTGGAATCTTAAAAGCTTTTGAGACTAAAGTGTCCCAATTTTTAACTACCCAATCACAATATTCTTGGCGATCTAATTCGTCAAATGGAGCCCTTTCTGCACAAGAGCGTTTTTCTAGAGCTTTTATTGTATTGTGTTGGTTGGTGCCAAACACAGTTGGTTCACACCCATCGACTGCTAAACCAGTGACTCGAGCTGCATTTTCTTTTACACTGTCAGGCATCGCAACTTGTTGATTACGGGTCATGTTAGTAGCTGGCAAAGTAATTTCAATCTTTGACTTAGGATGTTGAGGTGGTGACACATTCTGGGAATTTGAACTTGCTAAACTAGGGTGGTAAACCAAGGGTGCCTCATCAACTGAAAACCATTTGTGGGCCATTTTTATCCCAGCTGCTATGGCCAAAGTGCATGCGGTGGCTGCTGCAAAACCCAAACTAGTCCCCACTACTACTGGAACTCCGGCCACCGTGGCTGCTGCTGCTACAGGCATGGCTCCCATAACTAGTGAAGCTGCAGCTCCCAATTGGAGGCACTTTAAAGATTGTTTGGTCCACAACATGCCACTTAATTTCCTGTTAATTGCCTCCCTATCAAAAGCTCTAGCTGTCATTGCTATATAGGGTGCGTATATCATAGCGTTTTCCATGTCCCTAGGAGTTTCAAAATCTATTGGCCTAATCTGCATACGGCAGAATTTTTGCGCGCAACAGAATGTTTCTTGGTTAGGGATCATGCCAACTATAAATGCTCCTATGGATTCGACAAGTCCATATGGCAATGCAACGAGGATCTTGTCCCCAGCAAAAGAAACTCCAAAATTGTCCGGGATGAGAGTGGATGAGAGAGTTGATTTGAGAAACCCCCAGAACTTGACTCCGACAAGTTCATACTTGACCATAGCAACTTGAATGAGTCTACCTGCATTGTTGTCGAGATTGGTCGTACCTGGGGACTTGTGTCTGATGACAAGTCCATTTCCTCTGGGGACTGGCTCAAAGTCATTGACTGAAACTCTTGGTCTTGACTCAAGTCCAATGGAGACATTTTTGGTGAATGGCTCGTCTCTGATATGAGGCTTGACAAAATGGGAGGCTGATTTAATATTCTTAAGAGATGACGATCCTCGTCTTGACTTCTTTTTGGCAGCTCTTTGTTGCTTGATAGCTCGTCTATCTTTGTCTGTTCTAGTTGAGGAAGGGAATAAAACGGGCTCATCATCATTCTCTGAATCCTCCGAAAGTATGTCTCCTGAGGACTCAATTGGAGTGATTTCTCGAATTGTGAGCTTTGCTGGCCGCGGACGATCGAGCCCCGTTGGTTTCTCACAAAGGAGATCCCTGGAAGCTCTAAATGCTGCTACTCTGATGGCCTCTTTGTCATAAGCCAACTTATCTTTTGCCAATTTGATCTCTAACAACTCCTGATGGTACTTACTTTCAGCAGCTCTCCGTGAAGTCTTAAGTTTCTTCTCTGATTTATCAAGCTGTGAGGAAACAGACTTAGGCTTAAACTTGTTCCACTCCTCTGGAGTGACCAAGGTAAAACCATCATCTTCCTGCAACAACTTTGGGGTCTTTGGAGTCTGGGGTTGGTAGGTAGGGGAGGTTGGCTCATAACTGGGGGAGCTTGGTGCATAAGTGGGTGAAGTTCTTCCCGCATATGGGTTAGGGCTGGAAGGAGCTGTATCGATGATCTTCGATTCTCCATTTGGAGGCGGAATCTGCCAACCGCTATCATCGACTTTAATGTCTTCCATGGCTAGTCCGAAATTTCCATTCAGACTATAAGAAATAGGCTCAGCGATCATAAAGCGGTCGCTAATTCTAGCCTACTATTAAACAAGTCTCTCTCTTTTTATCACAGTAAATACTCGACAATGCTAAATCGAAATAATGATAAGAAAGGTATTAGACCTGGTTGTTTGGACAAAATCGTTATTTCTAACGATCCAATTCCA